AAAATCCAGGGGTCCAGCTTACGACTTTGTTTCGCGTCGTAAGGTTAAATGGGCGCACCAGATGTAACTCGCACAGCGGTTTCTGGCGCAGCTCGTTCCAGAGCTGATGCTTTGGCTCGTCTACAGGACGTGTCAGAGGTCTTGGGTCTCCATCTTGGTGTGGAGCTCCCGGTGCCTCTCGACAGTAATCCTGCGAACCTTAGCATCGCGTTAAAGAGAGACAAGGAATTTTCCGTGGCCTTCCTTGAGGGCCGTCCACATCCGTGGACAAGTGCCACCCGTCGTCTCCCGGCGACGACGAGGTTGACAGTTGCCGGCTCACTTTTCCTCTGGCGAAAGCTTTTGCCAGTTGTGGATTCTCCTACTCCAGCCGAGCATCGGGCGCGGGTGACCGCCCCGGAGCTTGATCTCCCTCCGCTGTACCTGGACCATGTTGTCCGGGAGACGCGGAAGGTTTTTCCTCGCGGCTGGGATAAGGGTTATATTTCTCATATCCACACTGACGTTCCGACCATGAAGAGTGTCTCCGAGAATGCGCGTTCTCAGGGCGGTTGGCGCGCGATGGCGCCTGATCGTGAACAGCATGCAGTTCGCTGCATGGGTGATCTTGACCCTAGTGATGTTGATACGTCCGTTCGCTTTTCCGTTGCTCCTTGTGACGGCAAAGAGCGGGCGGTGACGGTCATGTCATCAACTGCGCAGATCTTGAAGCCTCTTCATAAAGTGCTTTACGACCAGATTTCCGAGCAAGATTGGTGTCTTCGTGGCGACGCCAAGGCCAAGTCTTTCTCGACATTCCACCGTGTTCCTGGGGAGGTTTTTGTCTCCGGGGATTACGAATCCGCTACTGACCATCTGCCTGTGACCGTGGCAGAGGTCATCCTTCAGGTTGCCTCTGAGAGTTCTCGGTTTGTTCCGAAGACTGTCTGGGAGGTAGCCAAGAAGTTTCTTAGGCCGGATATCGTTTATCCTGACGGGGTGACCTCCCAGGCCACGAGGCAACTCATGGGCTCTCTCCTTTGCTTTCCCCTACTTTGTATGCAGAATTACCTGGCTTTCCGCTGGGTTTTTCCGGCAACTACCCCCGTTAGGATTAATGGGGATGACATTGTCTTTAGGGCGAAGCGCGAACAGTACGAGCGTTGGGCTGGCTTTGTTGCCAGCGTTGGCCTTCGTCTGTCCGCTGGAAAGACGTCCGTGAGTTCTACTTACTTCTCCCTTAATTCCACTTTCTTTCGGGCGACTGAGAAGTACGTGCGACTGGTTCCTGTCGTGCGCTTCTCGTCGCTAGCGTCGTCAAAGTGTGTCTTTCCCAATTCTCTTCGAGGGGCGCATTCTGCGTTCCTTCGGGGTTTTCGGGGGGATTTGAGAGAAGAGTTGAGTGCCATCTGGCTTCGGGCTCGCGGTGG